CAACGCCGCGGCGGGACGGGCAAGTCCGCAATCGAAAGCGCCGCGGACGGGCTACATACGGTTCAGCAGAATGGGGAAGCTCAAGACTCAAAGTTCTGAAGGCCAGACCAGGCAATCTGAGCAGCTGCCACGCGGCGTGCTGCAGTTCCGCTCCGAATGCAAGTTTGCCGACGCTCCGGCTGCCGAAAAATCCGACGGGCAGAAGGTGCCGTTCAGCATGACGGCCCGGACCGCCGAACCGATCGATCATTGGTACTGGGGCCGCATCGTTCACGACATGAGCGGCATGAAGCTCAGCAAGCCGACGCTCCCGGTCGACTATTGCCACGATCCCGACGAGGTGATGGGCTACGCCGATCAGTTCAGCGTGGATACCGGCGACCTGGTCGTCAGTGGCGTGGTCATTCCCATGCCCGATGATGACGACGATCGGGCCTCGGACGTCATCTACAAACAAAAACTTGGCGTTCCCTACGAAGCCTCGATCGACTTCTCGGGTGGCAATCCCGTGATTGAATACGTTCCGACCGGCGCTTCGGTGGACGTCAACGGAGAGGCTTTTCAGGGCCCAGGCGTGGTCGTCCGTCAATGGACGCTCCGCGGCCTGGCGATCTGTCCCTACGGCGCCGATCCGAACACGTCGACGGCCTTCGCGGCGGATTCCGCGGTGACGGTCACGACGATTAACAAGCCCCAGGGGGAATCTCAAATGAGCAAGCAAGCCAACACCGCGGCGGCGACGCCGGCGGCGGTTGCAGGCATCACCAGCCCGAGCACTCAGACCGCTACTCAGCTCGCCGCCGGCACCACGCCGGCGGCAGCTCCCGCCACCGCGGCCGCTCAGCCAGCAACGGCAGCGCCCGCTGCGGATCCGGGCAAGCCGCAAGCCAAGTACATCTCGGCTTTCGGAGACGTGGGCGCACGCTGGTTCCTCGAAAACAAGCCTTTTGAGGACTGCACTGCGGAGTTCATCGGCCAGCTGAAAAAGAGCCATGCCGATGAGCTGGCCCTGAAGCAAAAGCAATTCAGCGACGAAACGGCCGCGCTGCAGACCAAGCTCCAGGCCGCTGAGCAAAAGCTGGCGGCGATCGGCCGCGGCGATGAAGGCGTCACCTTCAGCAACGCCGAGGGCAAGCCCGCGGACGCCAAGCTTGCCAAGCTGGCGAGCAACCTCACGCCGGGCCTGGCGAAGTTCGCGGCGGCTATGAAGCTGCCGACTTCCGAGAAGAAATAGCGCGACGGGGAAGACGCTTTGGATCGAATCGGCTCACGCGGGCAATGGCGTGACGCAAGACGCAGGGGGGAAACGTGGCAACTCGAACAACGTTACTGGACATCGCCAAGGCCAACGGCAGCGACATGGTCGCGGGCCTGATCGATGAAACCGTCAAGGCGCATCCCGAGATCACCCTCGGTGACGCCCGCACCATCCAGGGCCTAAACTACAAGACCCTCGTGCGCACGGGCCTGTTCAACGGCTCGACCTTCCGCACCGGCAACACCGGCGCCACCGTGGGCAAGGCGACGTACGAAAACCGCAACGTCGAGACCTACATCCTCAACCCGCGATGGGAGTGCGACAAGGCGATCGCCGATGCCTATGAGGACGGCGCCCAGAGCTACATTGCCATCGAAGCCGAGTCGATGGTGGAAAAGTCCCTGGTCGATCTGACCAAGCAGTTTTACTACGGCACCAACGCGACCTTCGGCGGCAACGCCCTGGGCTTCCCCGGCCTGCTCGACGCCTACGACTCGACCAACAACGTCGTTGACGCCGGCGGCACCACGGACAGCGTGGCCAGCAGCGTCTGGCTGGTGAAGTTTGGCCCAAAGCACGTCCAGTGGGTCTGGGGCCAGAATGGCCAGCTGGTGCTGCCTGATCCCCGGATCGAAACGATTTACGACAGCAACCAGAAGCCGCTGACCGGCTACGTCCAGGACCTGACCGCTCGCCCGGGCCTGCAGGTGGGAAGCATCCGCAGCCTGGTGCGCATCAAGAAGCTCACCACGGACGCGGGCAAGGGCCTCTCGGACGCCTTGATCAGCCTGGCGCTCGCGAAATTCGAAGTCGGCATCGTGCCGGACGTGATCCTGATGAACCGCCGCTCGCGCCAGCAGCTGCAGGCCAGCCGCAGCGTGACGATCTTCAGCGGCGCCGGATCCAAGGCGACGGCTGCCATGGAAAACGTGGCGCCTGTGCCCGAGTCCGCCTTCGGCATCCCGATCGCGGTTACGGATTCGATTTCCAGCACGGAGACACTGGCGCTCTAACGCGGCCAAGCCGCCGGCGGGTTGTCAGACCGACAACAGGACCCGCAGGACCCGCAAGCAACAGGGGAAGCAATGAACAACAAATTCAATGTGAAAGACAGCGCCCTGCAGATCACCCGGGCGCTGCCCGCAGCGGCCAGCTCGACGGTGACCAGCACGGCCCTGGACCTGGGGCACACGGCCAACGGCGCGCCGTTGGAGCGTGGCGAGATCCTGGTCAGCGCTCCGGCCGTGACCACCACCATGGTGCCCGACACGCGGACCATGACCTACAACCTGATCGCTTCGGCCAACGCGGACCTGAGCAGCCCGGTGACGGTCGTCTCGGGCCTGATCGTGCAGACCGGTGCCGGCGGCGCCGGCGCCGCTGCGGCCACCGCTCGGTACAAGCCCGCCAGCGACTCGCTGCGCTACTACGGCCTGCAGATCGTCAGCGGCGGTAGCACCACCGACAGCTCGACGGTGAGCGGCCAGATCGAATGGGTTTCTTAGGGCTCGCTTAAACAAAATGAGGGTGCGGGGGGACTCGCCGCCGTCGCGTCGCCGGGCAACCGGATGATTGCGGCGGCGGCTCTGCGCTATGGCAAAGAGCACGACGGGCGCGGCGCCGGATGATGGCTGGGACCTCGAGCGCGAGCGTTCCCGCGCCAACCAGGCCCGCAAGTCCGCCGAAGGCCGCGACATTGCGCCCTCGCCGCCCGTGGTCAACCAGGCTCGCAAGGACAAGGCGCGGGAGAGCTTCGAGCTGTTCTGTAGAGAGTATTTTCCCGCCGTCTTCAATCTGCCCTGGAGCACCGCCCACCGCGAAGCCATCGCCGAAATCGAGCGGATCATCCGCGACGGCGGCCAGCTCGCTTACGCCATGCCGCGCGGCTCGGGAAAAACCAGCCTCGCTGAAGCGGCGGTCCTGTGGGCGGCTCTTTATGGCTACCGCCAGTTCCCCCTGGTGATCGGCTCGGACGCCAGCTCCGCCCTGGAGCTGCTGGAATCGATCAAATCGGAGCTCGAATGCAATGACGAGCTGCTGGGGGATTTTCCGGAGGTCTGTTATCCCATCCGCCGGCTTGAGGGCATCGCGCATCGGTGCAACGGCCAGACTTTCAACGGCCAGCGGACGCACATCCACTGGTCCGCGGATCAGATCATTCTTCCCACCATTCCAGGGAGCAAGGCCAGTGGGTGCATTCTGGCCGTCGCCGGGCTCACCGGCCGATTGCGCGGCATGAAGTTCAAGCGTCCGGACGGCAGCTCGGTTCGGCCGGACCTGGTCATCCTGGACGATCCACAAACCGATGAAAGCGCCCGCAGCCCCTCCCAGTGCGCCACGCGCTCCCGCCTCATCAATGGCGCTGTGCTGGGCCTGGCCGGGCCCGGCAAGCAGATCGCCGCCCTGATGCCCTGCACGGTCGTCTCGCCCGGAGATCTCTCAGACCAGCTGCTGGACCGCGAAAAGAACCCGCAATGGCGGGGCAAACGCACGGCCATGGTCGTCAAGTGGCCCACCAACGAAAAGCTGTGGGAGCAATACCGCGAGATCCGCGACGCCAGCCTCCGCGCGGGCAACGACGGCCGCGAAGCCACCGAGTTCTACCGCGCCAACCGCGAGCGCATGGACGCTGGCGCCGAAGTGTCCTGGCCGGCGCGCAAGCTGCCCGAGGAGCTGTCGGGTCTGCAGCACGCCATGAACCTGCGTTTCCGCCTGGGTGACACCGCATACTTCGCCGAATACCAGAACGCGCCGCTGATCGAGCAGCAGGGGGAGCAAATGCTCAGCGCTGAGGAGATCGCGAAGAAAATCAACCGCATCAAGCGCGCCTGCATCCCGGTGGGGCGCGACCACCTCACCGCCTATATCGATGTGCAGGGCTCGGCCCTGTATTGGATGATCGTCGCCTGGGGACAGGATTTTTCGGGCGACGTGGTCGACTACGGGACCTGGCCGGACCAAAAGCTGGACCACTTCACGCTGCGCGACATCCGCCGCACGCTCAAGCGCTCCTTTCCGGGCAAGGGCCTGGAAGCCCAGATCTACGCCGGCCTGGAGGCACTGACCGAGCAGATCATCGGCAAGGTCTACCGGCGCGAGGACGGCGCTGAGATGCGCATCACGCGCTGCCCGATCGACGCCAACTGGGGTGAATCGACGGACGTGATCTACCAGTTCTGCCGGCAAAGCAAATGGGCGGGCGTGGTGATCCCCAGCCATGGCCGTTACGTGGGCGCCAGCTCCAAACCGTGGGAGCAATACACCAAGCGACCGGGCGAGCTGCTGGGAAGCCACTGGATGCTTCCCAGCATCAAGGGCAAGCGCGCGGTTAGACATCTGCTGATAGATACCAACTGGTGGAAGAGTTTTGCGCATCAGCGCCTGGCCGTGGGCATGGGCGATCCGGGCTGCCTGGCCCTGTTCGGATCCAAGCCCGAGGCGCACCGCATGCTGTGCGAGCAGCTCATCGCCGAATACCGCGTTCGGACCTCCGGCAACGGACGCCAGGTGGACGAATGGAAGATCCGCCCGGGTAAGCCGGACAATCACTTCCTGGATTGCCTGGTGGGATGCGCTGTGGCGGCGTCGATGCTGGGCGCTTCGCTGCTGAGCCAGGCCAAGCCGGCGGCGCGTAAAGCCAAAGCGAGGCGTAAGGTCACCTACATAGAATGATCCGACGCCGGCTGATCCCAGCCCTCACCGAAGAGCGCTGCCGCTTCGGCCGCGGTCACTACGCTTGTCGTCTTGCAGCTGAAATGCATGGTGCGCCCATAAAGGGGCGGCACAAAGCGATAGAACCAATCCTCAACAGGCAGAGGCCGCACCGGATCAACCGGCTGCTTATGCGCAGCCCGGGCGGGACAAAAGACGGCGACGCGGATGACGTCCGGCTCGCCGCAAACCGGAAAGCATTCTCCCGCCTTGGGACCATCCAGGAAGTACGCCCAGAGGTGGCTCACGCGTTCGATCTTACCGCCGTCGGCCTAAATAGGGGCATCGGATCGTGAAGCGTCATCACCTGGGGGGGTTGTTCGATGGCCCAAGAGATAATCCCGAATGACCTGGTCGTCCAAGGACGCATCGTATGTAGCGCGTTCTCACCGCCCGCGGGCTGCATTCCCGACGCCGCGATCCCTGCCGGGGCCAACGTAGATCCGCAGAAGCTGGGCCAGGAGCGCGAGCTGCATTATGCGCAGGCCTCGGGCGCCAATGTCGTGAGCGAGGGCAAAGTAATCTACACGGCCCGCAAGGCCGGGACGGTGGTCGAGTTGGACATCTTCCCCGACACGGCGCCGGTGGGCACGGCCGGCCAGCTCGGCTTTACCGTCGACCTTCAGAAATCGACCGGCGGCGGGGCGTTCGCCAGCCTCCTAACCGCGGCCTATCAGATCGACGGCACCAAAACCAGCCGCACGCAATACAACGGCTCACTCAGCGGCGCTCCGGCCTACGCCGCAGGCGATGCGCTGAAGATCGTCATCACCACCAACGGATCGGGCGGAACGCAGGGCCAGGGCCTGGGGGTCACGCTGACGACCCGCGAGTCCGGAGGCTGATCGAGTCGGGGGCAGGGCATGACGCCGTTCGCAGCGGCCATCCAGAGCGCGTTCGGGGCGGTCCAACAATCCGCCGGCGTGAGCATTGTCTACACGCGGGGCTCGACGCCGCTTGATGCGCCGATCCTGGCCGTGCCCGGTCAGACGCTCTTTCAGTTCAATGATCAGGACGGCGGCGTCATCGAGTACCAGTCGCGGGACTACATTGTCTCGGTTTCCGATCTGCGGATGTCCGGCAATCTGATTCTTCCCCAGCGCGGCGATTACATCGCCGAAACGCAGGGCAACACAACCTTCACCTATGAAGTCTCGCGCCCGGAGGGCATCGACACGCCCTGGCGCTATTGCGATGTGGCGCGAACGCGCGTCCGCATCCACACGAAGCTGAAGAGCCAGGTGAGCACGTGAGCCAAGCCGTCATCACCACCATCACCCTCGCCGTCGAAACGGCGCTGACCGCCGCGGCCGCGGGCTTTTCGCAGACCTTTGTCCCAGTGCGCACCTATGACCCGGTGTACGACTCGAAGGCAAACCTAGGCCTCAAGGTCTTCGTCGGCTCGATCAATGAAGTGATCGACCTGGACGCCGGCACGCGCGGCGGGCTCTCGCAGGATCTGTATACCGTGCAAATCGGCGTCTTCGACCAGATCGCGCGCGATCCGACCACCGGGGCATTAAGCATTACGCAGCTGGACGCGGATCTGTGGCTGCTGCAGCAGATCAAAGACTACTTCAAGCAGAACACCGCGGCCGGGGACGGCGTTCTGATCGCGATCCGAAACGCGCCGGTTTACGACCGAGCCCAGCTCGACAAGACGGGAACCTTTTACAGCATAATCAGCCTGGACTATCGGCTGCTGCGATCGTTCTAGGGCCAACAAACAGGGGGGAAGATGAGCGCGAATTTTGTTCTCGGAAAGAATTGCGTGGCCTACTACAGCGCCACCGCGGTCACCACGAACACAAACACCGCGTATGCGACCGCGCTGGCGGCCGCTATGGCAATCACGAACGTCAAGGACCTGAAACTCAACTTCGCGACCGACAAGGCGGACATCTCCACGCGCGCCAACAACGGATGGAAAGCGACGGCCGCGACGCTCAAGGACGGGACCATCACCTTCACCATGCTCTGGAAGCCCGGAGACGCGGCCTTCACGGCTCTACTCAACGCGTGGCTCAACGCCACCGAGGTTTTCTTTTCCGCGCTGGACGGCCCCTACGCCACAACCGGCAACCAGGGTCCGGCGGGGAACTTCATGGTGACCAACTT